CTCTAGGGCCTTCATGGGGTCCTAACCGCTTGGGGCTCAGCGAGGGATTTTTTTTTCGATGAGTGAGATTTTCGACCTGTTTGGGGACCCGGTCCCCGAGGGCTGGGGCAAGCGTGGTCGACCGCAGCACGTGGCGACTGCGGCAAACCGCAACAAAGTCAACATGTTGCTGGCGCTGGGCTGGAACAATGAGCGGATTGCGCGCGCTCTGAGCATCACACCGCCGACTTTGCGGAAGAATTATTTTCGCGAACTCAAGTTCAGGGACGAGGCGCGAGATCGGCTGGATGCCCGCACCGCGATGCTGTTCTGGACGCAGTTCGAGGGCGGAAGCTCCGCTGCCGGCAAGGCCTTCCGCAAGTTCGTCGAGCAGAACGACTTGATGCTCTACGGCCAGACGTCGCGACCACAGGCCGAGGAGAAGGCGCCGAAGCTCGGCAAGAAAGAGCAGGCCCTGGTCGATGCCCGGCAACCAGATACTGGATCGACGCTCGGCGATTTGATGGCACGACGCCAGGCACCGGTGCGGCACTGAATGTGGGACCTGAGTTGCGTCGACTGGGAAGACCGCATGCGGGACGGGCAGTCGCTCATACCGGATGATCTGCCCCTGGATGAGGCGGAAGCCGAAATGGGCCTCGCCTTCTTCGACGCGTTGCCCCTGCCGGATGGCCTAGACGAGATGACCCTCGGCCAAGCGGCCGGTCAATGGTTCCGCGACCTGGTGCGCGTCATCTTCGGATCGTGGGATCCTGCCACGCGCCGACGTGCCATCCGCGATTTCTTCGTGATGGCACCGAAGGGCTCGTCTAAGACGACCTATAGCGCCGGCCTGATGCTCACGGCGATGATGATGAACAAGCGCCACAACGTCGAGGCGCTGTTCGTCGGCCCGACGCAAACGATATCTGACCGAGCCTACGACCAGGCGGCGGCGATGATCAGCAAGTCACCCGACCTGCAGCGTCGATTCCACCGCAAGGATCACGAGAAGACCATCCAATGCCTGGTCACGAACTCTGAACTTAAGGTCAAGACGTTCGCCCTCGACATTCTCACCGGCGCGATCGTGATCTTTGCCCTGGTCGACGAGTTGCACCTTCTCGGCCGCAACCAGCACACGACGAAGGTGCTGCGCCAGATACGTGGTGGCCTCGACAAGACGAACGAAGGCGTCCTGTTGATCACCACGACGCAGAGCGACGAAATCCCGGCCGGTGCGTTCAGGGATGAACTGCACATGGCCCGCAAGATCCGGGATGGCCAGTATCGCGGCAAAATCATCCGCTCCATGCTGCCGGTGCTCTACGAGTTCCCGACGGTAATCGCGAAGGACAAAGAAAGGTGGGGCGACCCGGCGAACTGGCCGATGGTGATGCCGAATCTCACCAGGTCGATCCACCTGCATGACCTGATCCCGGATTGGAACTCCGAACGGGAAAAGGGGGATAAGCCGACACGCATCTGGGCATCGCAGCATCTCAACATCGAGATGGGCGTCGGGATGAAGACCGACGGCTGGCCCGGCGCGGCCTATTGGGCTCATTCTGAAGATGAAACTATCACCCTGAAGTCCCTTCTTGAGCGCAGCGAAGCTGTTGTCGTCGGGATAGACGGTGGCGGCCTTGACGACCTCTACGGCCTTTCAGTACTCGGCCGGGAGCCAGCGGAGATCGAAGTCACGATCAAGGTCGCTGACCAGGATGGCGTGCTCCAGGATGTCGTCATCAAGATGAAGCGCTGGCTCTGCTGGAGCCACGCGTGGTGCCATCGCAGCGTTCTGGAGCGGCGGCAGTCGATCGCCACAAAGCTCCTGGACTTCGAAGCGGCCGGTGACCTCACCATCGTCGACGACACTATCGTAAGTCTCGCCGAGAGCATCGGGGTCATTCGGCAAGTGAACGATACGGGCCTGCTTGCCTGTGTCGCCGTTGACGCGGAAGGGCCGTATGGCGAACTCGTCGATGCGCTCGCGGAGATCGAAATCACGCAGGATGGTGGTCGGGTCGAGGGCGTAGGGCAGGGCTACAAGCTGATGAACGCCATCAAGACCAGCGAAGGCCGGTTGTCGAACCGCATGCTGACGCACGCCAAATCCTCGATGATGGACTGGAGCGTCGAGAACGTGAAGATAGAGCCAACCGCGACTGCAATCCGTGCCACCAAACAGAACGCCGGCGATGCCAAGATCGACCCGGTGATGGCGCTTTTCGATGCCGTTAGCGTGATGGTGAAGAACCCCGAAGCGAAATCTACCAGATCGATTTACGAAGAGCGCGGATTGAGGGTTGCCTGACATGGTCAAGAGCGATGAACCGAATGCCGGCATCAAGATCGATCGCCAGTCCGTTCGCGAAGTTGTCGGCGTCTGTGGGGCCGTGCTCGCCGGATATGGCGCATGGCTGCATTACGCGCCTGCGGGTTTCATGGTTGCCGGCGCGGTGTTAGTCGGACTGGCGGTGATTGGCACACTGCGCGGCGGTAACTGAGGATGGGCCTGTTTTCGGCTGTCCTCGGCGGCGTTCGGGCATCAGGGGAGGGCGATCGTTCGCGCCCTGATGATGACCGCTGGTATGAGGGCGCGATCTCCAGCATGAGCAATGCTGGCCGTCGTGTCTCGCCAGATGGTGCGATGCGCGTGTCGGCCGCCTACGCCTGCATTGGCCTTCTCTCGAAGACGGTGGCGACGCTGCCGCTTCGCATGTACCGCAAGGATCCGAAAACCGGCAAGAGCTTCGAGGCGCCGGAGCATCCTCTGAATGACCTGCTCGAATTCCAGCCGAACGCCTGGCAGTCAGCATGGGATTTCAAGGCCATGATGATGATGCATCTGGCCCTGCGCGGGAACGCCTATGCTGAGATCGTCGCGGGACCACGTGGTTTTGCCGATAGCTTGGAGCCCATCCATCCCGATCGAGTCTTAGTGGAGCGCCTGCCGGACCAGACCATCCGCTACACCGTCATGGATCCGATTAAGGGGACCCGGCGCCTGCTCCAGGACGAGGTGTTCCATCTTCGCAGCCACATCGCGCCTGGCGGCCTCATAGGCATTAGCCCGGTAACCTACGCCAGGGAAACTATTGGTCTCGCGCTCGCCGCTGAAGAACACGGCGCGCGCATGTTCTCGAACGGCGCTCGTCCTTCCGGTATCGTGACTGTCGAGAAGACCATGTCCGATCCGGCATTCGACCGCTTCAAGGCGCAGTGGAATGCCTCCTTTGGCGGCCTCCACAACGTCATGAAGACGCCGATCCTCGAACAAGGGGCCAAGTTCGAGTCGATCAGCTTGGATGCAGAAGAGGCCCAGTTCATTCAGACGCGCGAATTCCAGATCGAGGAGATCGCGCGCTGGTTCGATGTCCCGCTCGTTCTACTTCACCACATGACGAAGACCAGCTCCTGGGGGACGGGCGTCGAGGCGATCATGCTCGCCTTTGTACGCAACAACCTCATGCCATGGCTGGGCTGCTGGACCGGCGCCATCCGTCGCGATCTCATTCTGGCGCCGAACGTCTATGAGGCACAGTTCGACGTCGAGCCGCTAATCAGGGGCGATTCCCGCGCCCTGGCCGACTTCTATTCGAGAACGGTTCTCAACGGCATCCTCACACGCAACGAGGCCCGCGCCGCACTCGGCTACAACCCGCTCGATGGTCTGGACGAGCCGTTGGTGCCGACGAACACGACAACGTCACAAGACGTGCCAAGTGGCGATGGTCGGCCGCAGAATGGATCTGCGCTGATTGGCCACAATGGTGGTCCCGCAATCGAAGACACCACGGAGCAAGCCGATGCCAACTAGGTTCCCGCACCTCCGCGCCGCGGTCCTGCAGCATCCTTGGGCGATCATGCCCGATCGCTTGGAGGCGATCGCCGAAGTGATCGAACGCCGTGTCGAAGGCGTTAGGCTTTCGGCGGATGAGATCGCTGGCATCAAGGGCAACCGCGAACCGAATGGTGTCGCCTCGCTGCTCAATTCGGATACCCTGGAACCAACCGCAGGGGAGGCGCGCGCTGCCGGCGGCACAGGCGGACCATCGGTTATCGCGGTCATCTCGGTATTTGGCATCATCGCGCAGCACGCTCGTCAGGTCGACGACATAAGCGGACCCGGCGGCACGTCGACGGAACGCGTTCTTTCGAGCTTTCGATCGGCGCTGAACGATCCGAACGTGAAGGCGATCGTCCTTAACATCGACAGTCCTGGCGGCAATGTGAATGGTGTGCAGGTCCTCGCCGATGAGATCTTCAACGCCCGCGGCCAGAAACCCGTTGTCGCCCAGGTCAACAGTCTGGCGGCATCCGCCGCCTACTGGATCGCCTGCTCCTGCGATGAGATCGTCGTCACCCCTGGCGGCCAGGTCGGCTCGATCGGTGTCTACGCGCTGCATCGTGACGTCTCGAAGGCCGCCGAGATGGACGGTTTCAAGTTCACCTTCATTTCCGCCGGCAAATACAAGGTCGAAGGCAACCAGTTCGAGCCGCTCAACGACGAAGCCTCGAAGGCGATCCAGGACCAGATTGACGCCTACTATTCGGACTTTACGACCGCCGTGGCGCGTGGCCGTGGAGTCGATGCCGCCGATGTTGTTGCCGGGTTCGGCCAAGGCCGCACTGAAAAGGACAAGAAGGCGGTGAAAGCCGGCATGGCAGATCGCGTCGCCACGATGGATGATACCCTTCGCAAGTTGGCTGCGGCAAAGAAGCCCAGTGGCGCCAAAGCCATGGCGTTGCCTGTCGCCGAAGCGCCGGATGATGCGATTGGCGCGCAGTTGGAGAGCCGCACCTCCGGAGAAAGCCGCGAAATTCATCTGATCGGCACCTTCCCCGCGTGTCTGCTGATCTCCGGCGAGCTCGCTGACGGTACGGTCGCCGACCATGGCGGTGTGGTCTCTGTCGAGGTGGCCTCCAAGACACTGTGGTTCGTCCTGGCGAACGGCTCAGCAAGCTATTCGATCGAGGCGCAGACCGAACAAGGCGATTGGATTTGCCGCATCCTCGAGGCTGAGATGAAAGATCCGCCACGCGCCGCCGAAACACCCGATCGCGACGCATTTCGCCGTCGCCGCCACGCACTTCGCGCCCGCGGCGCCTAGCATGTGCACTCGAATTCTTTGCGCCCCACGAGCCGCCGGGCACGTGGGCAGACTTTCCGCGCCCTTCTGCCCGGTTTTCTCACCCATGGAGTGCCCAAAATGAACATCAAAGTCCTTCGCCAGAAGCGCGCCGACCTCGTCAAAGAGGCTCAGGGCGTCTTCGACGTCGCCACCACCGAAAATCGGGGTCTCACCGAGGCCGAGGCGGCGCGCGACGATGCAATATCGGCCGAATTGACCGACATCGACGCCCAGATCGGCCGTGCCGAACGCCAGATGGAGCGCCAGCGCTCGATCGGCGCCAATGCCGACGCCAACTCAGACGCAGATCAGCGCGATCGCGGCGGCCGTGGCGGCGAGCAGCGTTTCGCTACTCTCGGCGAGCAGATGATGGCGGTCGCCCGCGCCGGTAACCCGGACTACCGTGGGGCCGCCGATTCTCGCCTGATTATTGCAGGCCCGACCGGTCTGTCGGAAGGTATCGCGGCCGACGGCGGCTTTATGGTCCAGACCGACTTCAACAACGAACTGCTGCAGAACACCTACGAGAGCGGCGAAATCGCCAGCCGCGTTCGCCGCATCGGGATTGGGCCAAACTCGAACGGCATCAATATGAATGGTGTCGACGAGACCAGCCGCGCCAATGGTTCGCGTTGGGGCGGGATTCTGTCCTACTGGACCGGAGAGGCACAGTTGAAGACGGCCAGCCAGCCGAAGTTCCGACGCATCAAGATGGAGCTCGATAAGCTCACCGGCCTCTGCTACGCGACCGATGAACTGCTGCAGGACAGCACCGCTCTGGAATCGTGGCTCCGGCAGGCCTTCGCCGACGAGTTCGTCTTCAGGATCGAAGACGCCATCATGAATGGTAACGGGTCCGGCATGCCACTCGGCTTCCTCAATGGTGGTTCAACCATCACCGTGAACAAGGAAACCAGTCAGGTAGCGGCAACCATCGTTGCTGAAAACATCCTGAAAATGTGGGCTCGCATGCCGGCGCGGTCGCGCAAGAATGCCGTATGGCTCGTCAACCAGGATGTCGAGCCCCAGCTCTACCAGTTCAACATCAAGATCAAGAACGTGGCGGGGACAGAAAATGTCGGGGGCATCGCGACTCCGCAAGTGATCTTCACGCCTCCTGGAGCGAACGGCAACCAGTACGCGACCCTCATGGGCCGGCCGGTTATCCCGGTCGAATATGCCGCCACGCTTGGTACCGCCGGCGACATCGTTCTCGCGGACCTGTCGCAGTACCTGGCGATCGACAAGGGCCCGGCGCAGGTCGCTTCGTCGATCCATGTCAGGTTCATCTATGACGAAACCGCATTCCGGTTCGTCTATCGCTTCAACGGCCAGCCGATCTGGGCTGCACCGATGACGCCGTTCAAAGGCAGCGCGACGCAGAGCCCGTTCATCGCCCTCCAGACGCGGTAGTTCTAGCGAACAGGGGGCCGGCCTTCGGGCCGGCGCCCGACTCTCCCGAATTTAACCCGTTCCTCGCTGTCCAAGGAGACAAGCAATGACCAAATTCACCCTTCCGCACGAGATGAAGCTCATCGAAGGCATCGCGCCGGCCGCCGATGCGGCTGGTCGCAGCTCGGATATCGTCAGCCTGAAGAACGCCGGCAAGGCCTACATCCTGATCCACATCACGCAGGGTAACGCTGCCACCATCGCGCTGACGCCAATGCAGGCCCAGGACGTCGCCGGCACCGGCGCCAAGGTTCTCGCCAATGCTGTGCCGATCTGGTCGAACCTCGATACCTCGCTGACCGATACGCTCATTCGTCGCACCGATGCGGTCAACTACACCACTGATGCCGCCTTGAAGAACAAGCAGGTCGTCTTCGAGATCGACCCCGCCCTCCTTGACGTGGCGAACGGATTCGACTGCATCTACTTCACGACTGGCGCATCCAATGCCGCCAATATCACCCAAGCCGAATTCCTCCTGGTGGATCTCCGCTATCAGCAGACCACGCCGCCAACCGCGATCACCGATTGATAGCAACCGCACTGAGGGCCGCTCTGGCGGCCCTCTTCTCTCTCAAACCCGGAGCACGACCAATGTTCGTTCGCCAATTGATCGGCCGTGAGGCCGGGACCATCATCGAATTGCCCTACCATGCCGCAACGGCAAGCCTCGGCATGGGAACCTGCGCCGCAGTGACGGACGATGAGATCGCAGAGGCTGGTCTCACCCCTACGCCATCCTATTCAGCCATCCGTCCCGATGAAATGCCGCAAGGCTATCGAGCGATCCCTGGTGAAGGTGGCGGCTTCGATGTGATCGACGCCGGCGGCGTCGTTGTAAATCAGGATTTCATTCCCAACCTGCCGGCAGCTCGGTCATTCGCGCTTGCGTTGGCGGGCTATGAGGCGCCCTCCGAACCTGCCGATGATCTGGCCGATGATCTGGAAAAAATGACACGCGCCGAACTCGATGCACTGGCAGCTGATCGCGGTGTCGATATCTCCAAGGCAAAAAACAAAGGCGACGTCATCGCAGCTCTCAAAGGCGACGTTGCTCTTCGCGACGATGGTCCCACAGTGGCGGAGTACGTGGCTGCTGGCTATTTCGCATCCAACTATCCGCCTGAGGGATATAGTTCGCGCAGCTCTTCTGCGGAAATCGCGGAGGCGGTCAAGGCGGAGGAAACAGCCAAGGCAGCAGCCAAGATGCGTGACGCCATCCTGGCCGACCTCGGCAAGCTCTCCGACGAGGATCTCGCCAAGGTCATCGAAGCCGAGAAGATCCCCGTCGACGACGGCGAAAGCAAAGACGTCGTCCTCGGCAAGATCGCCGACGCCCGTATGGCGCAGGGCTGATCTGTGCATTCGGTCCTGGTCGTCTCCACGCCGGCACCCGACCGCTCGCTGCTGACGCAGGCCGAGCGGCGTGAAGCGGTCGGCGTGACCGATTCCAGCCAGGACGCCAGGCTTGCGGCGCTCGACCTGCGGCTTGGCGCTGCCATCATGGCGGAATGCAACATCGCTATCGGCGCCGGTGCGGAGCCAACGCTGTTGCAAGAAACGCTGACCGAAACGTGCCGCAGGGTCGACGCTGCGGTCATGGTGCTGGCGCGCCGGCACAACGTCGAGATCACGAGCCTGATCGAAGATGGAGTCATGCTGACAAGTGAGGTCAGCTTCACAGTCGACCCGGAATCCGGACTGGTGACCAGGCTAGACGATGACTGTCCGCGCCGCTGGTGCGCCGGAAAGGTCGTCGTGGTCTACAAAGCCGGTTTTGTCACCGTTCCCGGCGATCTCAAGATGGCCGCAATGGATTTCATGCGACTGGCCTGGGCCGAAGGAAAACGGGATCCTGCGCTGAAAAGCCAGCGCACCGACATCCCCGGTGTCATGGAAAAAGAAGTGACCTATTGGGTTGGCTCCGTCCCCGGCCAATCCAATGAAGGCGCGGTCCCGGACATCGTCTCCGGCCAGCTCACCCGATTCCGCAATGTGATGGTGGCATGATGGACAACCCCGGCATTTTCAATCTCGGTGACGTGGCAGTCGCGGCGGCGGTAACCGATTCCGTCATCACATCTGGAACATCAGCCGCCGGCTTGGCGCAGGCGCTGATCGATCGCCTCGACGGCATGGCGTCGGTGACGCTGTTGGCCGAGTTCG